TGCATGAGAAGCCATCGTATCTGATGCTGCCGGTGTATTACTTGCTGCTGCGCCATAAAGACCAACATACCACGTTGTGATCTGTGCTGTACTAACCAAGGCAGTGCCAGCCATATACTGTAGCCCTGCATTAACCACCAAGTTATCACCCTCAGCGGTCCATTTCAGGTTGCCATCTTTGTCTCGGCACTCTGCGTAATATCTACCACACGCCAAAGCTTTCTCGCCTGAACCTGTCCTGGCGGTTAAACCGCTTGAAAATTGGTCGTTTGTTCGTGCTTTTTCCATCATGCAATCCTTAAAACAGAATCAGTTGCGCCCATTGGCGGGAAAGTAATGATTAAATTTGACGCACTTTTCGTGATAGTTTGACCAAAATTAAGTACACAAACCGCCCTATTCGCCTTAGAAGAATTGTAAATCAAAGCTCCCGCGCATGTAAGGGTGACATTTGAAAAAGTAACGTCTTGAAAAGACCAGTACGCTGTGGTTCCTGATGTAACAGGTGTGATGTTTGTAAGCGTAGCTCCACCAGCCGTGTAATTGGTTCCACTCGACGATACTTCCCCAGAGGATGTGTAAACGGTTGTGTCTGCTCCGAGGGTGGCAGTTGAGACGTACAAGGCAAGTTTAAAAACATCCCCCGTCCCCGTCGTAAAGTTATGCAAAGCTTGAGCAACCTCTGCCTTAAAGCTTGTGCACATGGTTTGGACAATTGCCATATCAATTTACCGGGTAACGAACCTGACCAGAACGATAGGCATCTTGACGTTCCATACCATCACCAAGACGTTTAGCTAATGCAAGGGCTTCTTTATACTGCGTATCAATCCTAACAAGCATATCTTGCTCGGCTTTGATAAACGTATATCCTTCTTGTAACGCACCGTAGAATAAAACCGAATCAAAGTTATCGCCCAACCATGTGCGCCCATCAGCAGCAACGGTAATTGATTCTGGATAGTAATAATAGTGAAGCTCAACAGAATAAGAAAGATCCGGCGTTGGTCCCAACAAAAAAGTTAACTCGTCAGGAAATGTAGGGTAGTCAGGGCCAAAAATTGCATAGTGTCTGGGGCGTCCTGTATTGCCAGATCCTGTAGGGATTGGATAGGCTTCACGAATAAAGTTAACGTCTTTATTAAGCAAATAAAAATACCGCCCTGTCGTATCAATAACAGCCATACTATAGGGTGCTAAAAAATCAGACGGGCATTGAAGGTATTGATTATTTGCTGAAGTTGACCCAGTAACATTTTTCCGCAGCGATGGAAACTGAATGGAGTTATAAATACGCTGTTCAGCCTGCTGCACAAAACGAGCAAGCTGCTCGTCCGACGTAAACGTCGTAACCGAATCAGAAAAAGTAATCGTCGGGAAGTCGTTTTCGACGTACCCTCTAATCGCCTTTTTTAACTCTGTGTAGTTCACGCCATTGGACCCCGGCACATCGTGCCTTTAGTTGCTGCGCCAGCACCACGCATCTTGATGCCGGAGGTTTTAATAGGCTTATCTAAGCGATTTGTGTACGCACCAACGCTCATACGCACAGTATCTAATTTACTGTGGTCAGGGCCAGAACCGGGGTTTGCTTCAACCTTGGTCTTTTTACCTTGCATCGTGTGGGGTTCGGCGTAAACCGAAGCAGGACCAACCTCTTTGCCGCCCTTTTTCATAGAGTAGCTAGCCATTATCGACCCCTTTGATTGGCGACACGCGCTAAATTACGGCCCATTTTACGCATCATTTCCCCAGTAGGCCCACCCTTTTTGAGCTTGGTCATAGGTTTACCGGGGTGCATTTTCTTTTCATGCTTGTGCACTGCACCAGCAATCATTTTCTTATCTTGTTTAAGATCTGCTTTATCCATCACAAACTCCTACGAAACAGTTACAGAATTAACTAAACCCCGCCCCACTAAATCGTTTGGAGTCAGTGCAGCATCAAACGATCTTGATCCACCTACAGGATACCAGCCCCATTGTATAACTCTACTACCCCCCAAGGGAACCCCATTTTCATCTTGGCTAGAGTCATCATTTACAGGCTCAATTCTTAACCCATTTAAACCCGATTGATAATACGAATTAGAGTCTACGCGAGGATTACGAATTGCCTGTGGATCATACACAGGGTACATACCAAGCTGTAACTGTGGCTGATCAGGTTCCCAACATTCAGGACAAACAAGAATATTGACGTTCTTGGTCTTAATAACGAGCGACTTCAGTTGCTTCAGCTTAAAGCGAAAGTTGCACCTATCGCATTGTGCAATCGCATATTTACCTGATGCAAACTGATTGGGCATCAGAAGCTCCCAGTGTTCCCCAAATACATCCGACGAGGAACAAAACGCACAGCCGCTTTCTCACGATCTTCACCGGCTGCTAGATTCCACTGCTCTTCATAAGCAGCTTTAAGCATTTGGATACGATCTGTACCCTCTGGAATCTTCATAGCTATGTAGTACGCCAAACCTGCGGTAATACACGGCAAAAACCTAAACGGCATATCAGGAGTTTGAATGCCTTCCCCAGCATTTTGGATGCGGCGCATCCGCCAATAAATTACTTGGTAGTACGGGGAAGATAACGTGCCTTGGTCAGGGACAGGCCAAACTGTGAATTGGGGGTAGGCTGTCGCACTTGGAGAGTAACTACTGGTTGAGGGGTACGTGGCACCGGAGTTGCGGCTGATGTAAATTTGTATCGGTCGTGCTTGAGCCAGCTTGTTTGGGATTGTGGCGTAGGTGGATACACTAATCCGAGTAAGGGTGAGGTCAGCTTGCGTAGAGGCATTGCCAGCTCCTGTCCTTATAACGTGTTCAAGCAAGTCAATGGTGTCGTTCGGTAGATCGTACGTCGCAGTGCCTTGTACCAGATTCTTCGTACCCTGCTCAATCGTCCACATATTGATGCCACGATTCGCCCACTCTATCGTCAAGAGGTTCATGGACCGACGAGCCGTACGTAAGTCATAGCCTGAGCGCATTTCGCGCCCAGCTCGCTCGAACGCTTCTTCAGCTATATCGACGAACTCAAGATTAAAGTCGGTTGAACCGCTAGTGGTCATCTATATCTCGCAGTCTTAGCGGCAATTTTTGCCGGTTGTTTGACAAACTGCTTACCTGAGCTTTTTCCAGCTCGTTTTGCTCTTGATGTCGCAGCGTATTCTGAAGGTGTAAGAGCATTAATTGCCGCCGATGGGAGATACCGCTCGCCAGTTGCTTTTGGACCCTGTGTGCTAGGTTTGCCACTTTTAGTCCTCCACTTCTGGTCAGTCCAGTTTTTTAGCGACTGTTGCGGGGCTTTCACTTCATCTTTTTCAACGTCTGCGCTAGCCTCGCTCGCTGCCCTAGCTTACCGGGAGCTTTTGCTGCTTTGGCTAACTTACCTGCGGGAATCTTTTCACCAGCTTTTACGCCTAACGACTTCTTCAAAGCTCCGGGCTTTTTGATAGCGGACTGAATCCACTTACCACTTTTAAACCCAGGAACCCCACGCCCTTTGAGTACGTCAGCGCGAGTCACTTTGCCATCATCGTTCAGGTCAGGAAAATCTTTAGTCACGATAGCCTCCACCTTTTTGCTTGTACTTCATAGCAAGCATCTGAGCTTTGCGAGCTGACCACTGCCCCGGCGCACCACCTTTACCTCCAGCTTTGATCTGGTTGAATAAAGACTTACGCATCCCAGGTTTCGTGTAGTTGCCAGCTTCGTTCACGCGAGAGACTTTGCCACCTTCAGCGTACTGATCAAAGTCAGTATCATCCCGCCTAGCTTTACGCTTAGCAGTAGGCATTTTTGAGGGCATGATTGCCCCCATCCCGCGAGATGCCATCATCTCAGCAGCTCCCGCCACCCATCATTTTCTTCTTAGCCATGCCGCCTTTCATATAGCCGCCCTTAGCCATCTTAATCTGGGTGCCTTTGGTTTTACCCTTAGAAGCAACACCGTCACGGCTAGGAGCAGCAGTACGAACTGCGCCCATCTTGCTTGGGGCGACACCGCCGCCCATTTTCATCTTTTTCATCGTAAATTCCTTTCCAACGGATTGAGGGACATCAACTTTCTTTGCGAACTTCGGGCTGTTCGCTACTGCTTGCATGAACCTTCTCTGCTTCTCGCTGACTGCTGGCATCGGATTCACCTTTCTTTCGACCAATAATCTCGTGAAACTGCTTGCCGGTAATCATTTCTGCGATACGCATCAATGTCCAGATAGCACCAATTAACCCGAAAAGTGGCGTAATCACTTGGAGAAAAGAACCAACTGTAGCAAACACTGAAACGATGTCTGCTGCGTTCTTCACCATCTCATGTTTATCTTGAGTCATCTCAGCACTTCCAAGCACGCAAGGATTTGTTGATACGACTGTTAGGATCGTTAGCGGTTTTAGCTGAAGTCAGCTTCTTTTTCATGCCTTTCATCCGAGCACAAAAAGAATCCCGGCGAGACCCGCCTTCTGGTTGTGGAGGTTTCAACCCAGGCTTGCCGGGATTTGCAGCATTGTAGGAGGCACGACCCTTGGCGTTCAAACCACCTTTTGGGTTTTTGCCTTCCTTCCGCTGCCAAGCAGGAGACTTAGCCATAGAACACCGTGACCTTAGCGTTAGACAGCGTTGCGTATGCGCTCGTTTCGCAGCGAACTCCCTGAGCAGGGATCACTACGTTAAAGGTTTCTCCGTTAGCCAGCGTGTTAATCGTAAACAGGGTCGTGCCGCTTGAACCCCCATCTTTGATAATCACGCTACCAGTAGAACCTCCCGGCTCAATAACCAACCCGCGAACACGGGTTGGGTACGCACTAATGTCGCCAGAAGCCGCTAGCGAAATCGCTTGAACGTCTGTTTGCATCCCCATGATGCGCTCCTAATTAGACGTTTTGCTGGCCGAGGTATGGATCGGTAACGTAGTAGAAGATTTCTCCAGTAATATTACCGCCTGTAGGAGCATCACCTGTCGTACCACCGCCAGTAATCTTAACCATCTGGGTAGCAGACATAATGGTGTTCAGGTCGTCCCCTGCCGTGGCCGAAGAAAAATTAATCACCAGCTTACCTGTCGTAGCTACAGCCGCAGCGACCAACCCATTGTCATCAGAAGCTGACGTATCGGAATC